TTTTCCTGCCACTCTTTGGCGCGCGTATCGACAACGGGCGCAGGATTTACTACTGGCTGCTCGACTGTTTTGTCAGTTTTTACATCATTTCGTTTTGACTGTAAAGCCTGCGGCTTAAGATTTTGTACCCGCTCAAACTTCAAGGTAGCAGAAGTAAGGTTAGCCTGGGCTTCAGCCATAGCATCGGCGTCACCCGATTCATAGGCTTCCTTGTACTTTGCCTTGGCCTTTTCCATTTCGGTGGCGGCCATTTTCTTGAAGCCGTCGATCATTACGGCCTGGTTCTGGTCAAGAGAGCCTTTTAGCTTCTTGTTTTCTTCAATGATCGACTGAGCAATCCGCAGAGCTTCTTCCCGCTCACGCAAGGCCGCTTCTTTGGCCCGGCGCTCTTCGTGATAACCCTTAGTAAAGTGCCGAATCCGGTTTTTTACGCCTTCATCGTACTTAGCCAGTTCGTCATCACTAAATTCTCGAGGCGGCTCCTCCATCTTGGGACGATTTCTGTCCTCAGGAGGGGTGTCATCGACAATCTCAATTTCGTCTTCCTGATTTCCTTCAGCTTCAGCCTTGTTATCTAGCTTCTGCTCTTTCTCATCAGGAAATTCAAACTCTACTTTTTCAACTTCTGCCATATTTCACCTCACGCACGAGTAATTCCACGGGGATCTTGGACCACAGCTTCGACGGAATCATCGTTAATTAGGCGAAATTCCTTGCCGTGAATCTTGATTCGGGTTCCGGTATTGGGCCGCACCAGAATAAAGTCCCCAACTTTGCAGGACGGACCGCTCGGAAAGCGGGTTTGGTCCTTATATGCGTCAGGTCCCATTTTCACAACAAAGAGAACAGGAGAAAGTACCTCTTCAAAGTGCATGGTTTGACCAGCTTTGATCAGGCCGCTTTCGTATTCTTCATCGATCTCTGGGAGTACGCACAGAAGATGAAAAGTCGATGGATCGGGCACCTGTTTTGCCTTTTCCTCGGGGCTTTGCGGGAGGACGGACACCGGCCCTTGCGGGTTTAGCGTCTGCCCAATGAGGATTTCTCCTTCATTCATCATCGAGTTCCTTTAATTTACGCACGAGGTCTTTGGTTTCTTCTTGTGCAACGCTAAGACCTCGGATCTCGCCGCACAAGTCTTTGTATGCGGCGTAGTCTTTAGCTGCGCCGTCACACAAAAACTCGATTAATGTTTTTTTCCTGTCCTCTAAACGCGAGGCCAGCAAAGCCAAGTATTGGTCTTCCAATTATTCTCCTTTGGGTTTTCTGTTCATCATGGACATTTTTAGAATCTGCTCTCGCATTTTCATCTCGGCCGAGTCGCGCTGCTGCTGCATCTTGAGGATATGTTCCTCGGTCATCTGCTGCATTTCCATTGCGTGGCGCGCACGGTCAATGTCCATCTCTTGAGCGGCTTTTGCTGCCGCTACTTGCGGGTTTTCTCCCTGTTTTTGAGCAACTTCTTGCGCCTTGAGCTGCAGTTCGCCTTGCTTGATAGCCAGATCGCCCTGCACTTTTTGTGCTTTGGTCTGTGCTTCTTGAGCCCGAATTTGCAGTTCTTGTTGCTGCATCTGAATAATCGGGTCTTGAGCCTGCTGCATGGCCGCTTGCTGCGCGGCTTGTTGCTGGTTTTGCTGCATAAGCTGCACGCCAGCCTGGGCAACCAGACGAGATAGGTTGACTTCTACGTCCTCGGGCAGCGGCTCGTCCGGAGGAGGCAGCGGAACGCCCATCTTTTCTTCGATCTTGCGGCGATACAGGAAGGCCAGATGCTCGGCGATGTGCGCTTGAATAGCGGCCATCATCTGCTGGGCCATCGGGTTCTGGCCAATCTGCTGCGCGATCATCGGGTCTTGCATCAGCGCCGTGTGAGCGGCAATGTGTGCATCGTGATCTTGATAGATGAAGGCCTTTGCCGGCTTGCCAGTCAAGAAAGACATGTTCTCGCTGATCGGATCGCGCGGCTTTTGATCTTCATCCAGCGGGATCAGTTTGTCCGCATTCTTGACACCAAGCACTTCAACCATTTGGCGGTGCAGTTGCGGCAGGTCATAGATCTGCGGAGCTTGCGCGGCCAGTTGAATAACAGCTTGGTACTGCATGATCCGCTGCGCCATCGTGGCGCTGTTGGGATCAGACACGGGGATCACATCCACCATGTCGTAGTCGGCCTGCTTGGCACGCTTGTCGCCATACGCCGGATCGTATTCGTACTCGGCAGGGGCGTAGTCGCGGATGATCGACTTGAGCAGTTTGAATTCCTGCTTCATCGAATAATGAACACGGGCCTGCACCGCGCTCATCGTCTTGAGTTGCCTCTCAAGCAAAGCCAGCGTTGTGCCCACCGGAGCGTTGGCGCTCATGTCGCTGACCTTCATGTCAGCAATAGAGCCAAGGCGGCGACCCTCTTCAGTAATCCTATCGAGCAGCGCGGCCAGAACTTGGCTCGGCTCCTTGTAGGGCAGCGGCATGATGTTGTCACGCACGCTACCCGATGGCACGTCTACATCACGCCACTCTCCGGGTGCGATGGGCGTGTCATCTCCTTTGATCCTAAGTCCTCGAGATTTAAGACCGCCAGGGAGATTAGAAAGGGTACCGGCATCAACAAGCTGGCGAATAAGAGAAGTTCCAGCCCGAGCGTAACCACCAATAAGGTGAATGTATCCAAAGCCATATGCGCCAAACCCCGGAATGTAGTTGTACTGAACAAAGTGATCGCGCTTCAAATGAAGCTTGTCGTCTTCTTTCCAGTTGCGATAGACGGCCAGAACCTTATTGGTCCCCTTATCAATCGTGACGATGTAGGGAAGAGCAATGCCGTCTTCATCCTCAAAGCCCGGCATGTCGTAATCAATTTGCACTTCGCAAATCTGATAACGATCATCGTCGGTCAGGCTGTAGCCTTCCTCGTCGGCCTTCTTCTTTTCAATATCGGTAAACGTGCGAACCGGCTCACCAAGTTCAACGTCACGATAGAAGCCAGCGACCTGCAGCTTCTTGATGTCGTTCTCCGTCTTTCGCATGACGTGAGTAACGCGCTCTGCATTTTGGATCCCGCTGCAACCGTAAGGAATGATTACATCTTCTGCGGGGATATAGACAGAAACCTGTCGGCCAAGGCCAGGGTCAAAATAAACTTTTTTGAACGCCGAGCCAATCAACCCCAGGTTAAACAGCATGCGCTCATGCTCTGAGCGGTACCCCGGCATCTCCTCTGTCAGACGCCAGTTCATGTCGTCTTTGACTCGCTCGGCCGCTTCTTCCTTTATCTTGTCGATGGCGCCAATAATCTCTGTCTTAACAGGACCTGCTGCGGGGAAGGTTTCAATGATCGTCTCTGATTGAAACCGCACGGCCGCTTCAGTCAGGATCGTGGAGTAAACACCGCAGGCTCCGTTCCAAGGTTCTGTGCGCTCTTCATAACGCATACCCAAAACCTCAAGGCCTTTGACATACATCTCAGCCCAGTCCTTGCGGCTGGCAATGTCGGCTTCAATCATCCCCATGATGTCGGAGCCAATTTTTTCCAGCTCTCCTTCATCCATAAACTCGGCAAGGTTTGAGTCAAACTCCTCGCCTTCGTTTTCTTTTTCGGGGATCAGTTCAATTTCCATTCCGCCAATGCCGATGTTGACGGCCTCGGGATTTTCAATTTCAATTTCAATTGGCTCAGCTTGTGCGACAGTTTCTAGGCCAGCGGGTGCTTCGTACAAAGCTTTGTCAAAATTGGTAGCCATTATTTATCCTCAATAAAAGGCGGCTTTGCGCCGAAACGTCCGAGGCTCATCGGGTTCATCGGAGTCAAGACGCAAGAACCCGCCTTGGCGGAATCTTATCAGTGCTTGGCTACTGGAGTCCACCAAGTCGTCGTGGGCTGCATTAGGAAAAGCGGCCATCTGGTCCATCACTTCGTTGGCCCAGCGCGTGTCAGGCGCCCAAACTTTCCCGCTTCGGAACAGGTCGGCCACAGAATTCAAGCGCACGATTTTGTCGTTGCCGCGCGTCGGCGTGAATTCCTGGACCGGGATTCCCATCCGGCGCAGCTCAAAAACCAGAGGTGCACCCGCCGCTTTGGCTTCCACCACGAACGCATCAGGCTCCCAGTACTGATACTCCTCCAGCACCTTCTTCTTTAGCTCGGGGAACTCCATGCGCTTTTGAAAAGCGTCGAGCAAGATGATGTTGGCGTTGTTCGGATCCTCGTTGAGGTAGAACACGCCCCAGGTGGTGCACGCATTGAAGTCGGAGCGCTCGTTTTTTGTAAACGCCGTGTCCCAGGACTGGATGATGTACTCACAAGGCGGCGGATCTTCCTTCTCCCAGATCTTCCACCACTCGCGTTTGACGATGGCGCCTTCTTCACCCGTGGGGGTCTGCTGGTAC